CTGTAATCAACAGGTAATGCCATAGCAGCACTACCAGCTTTAGTAAGCATTGAAGGTGAAGGTACATTGACAGGAATATCTTTATTAGCTTCAGCAATTTTTGCATCTTCAACAGGATTATCAGATTGTGGTGCTCTAGGAGTAACAGTAATGCGAGGGACACCAGCAGGCGCAGAAACAGTTGCTGAAGGTAAACCCAAATACATATCAATAAGTGAAGTTGACTGTTCCTTTTCAGGAGCAGCCTTTCCACTACCTAAATAAAGATCAATTAAGCTATCAGCCATTTACATTAGCCATAAGCTAAACCAAAAGTACATGAAAAGAATAAACATCATTACTGTCCACTAGGAGTTATAAAGCCTAAACTATGCGCAATTTCTAATGATTTTTCAAATCGATCACGCTCAACTTTACTTTTCTTTAATTGTTCACTAAGTTTAGATTTAGCTTCTGGTGACATCATATCAACACCAAATGCACGAGGGTCCATTTCACCAGAACGTTTAGTTAACCATTGTGAATAACTAGAAGGTGGTAAATTAAGACGTTCAAATTCTTGAATGTTAGCCTGCTGCATTCTACGTAATGATAACGCAGATTTAGCAACATCTACAGCAGCAGCATTAGAAATGCCCACACTTGGATTACCTGCAAATGCAGCAGCAAGCTTATCATTAGTTCCACTATTTCCGGTTTGATTAACGAAGTCTGTTAAATACTTCTTAGCTTTATCATAATCTTTTACTGTACCATTAAAATCACTTTCCTTAACACCCGGAACGTTAGATAAAACAAAAGATTTCATATTATTAATGGTATCTGTTCCGGGGCCACTACCTTTAACTCCTAGTCTTTCTAGTGCTGGAATAGCTTGTTGCAATGGGAAGATTTCACGCTGGAAATTAGCTGCTCGCGTCCTACCTGCAACAGCCGCTTGTGCTCCCCCAGCGGCACCAGTAGCTACAGCCTCTCCCGCGCCCGGTGGAAGGCTTGTCGTAACGCCACCGGGTCTAGCCGCACTAAACCTATCAGCGAATGTAGGGGCCTGCGCTACCGCTCCTGTAACCTTTCCACCAAAGTTGGAGCTTTGACCCATGATCGCAGGATTTGTAACAGGTCCCGATTGTGTCGGAGGAAGCTGAGCATTCCTATATTGACCGGGTATCCCGCCTTGAACTGGCAAAGTACCGGGCGGAATTGCAGCAGGTTCTTAAGGTGAAAGCTGGCTGCTAACCAGTCGCTCTCCGATTCGGCCGTTTCGGCCTGGAATTCATACCACAGGATGACTTG